GCAAGGAAGCAGCACTGTTGTATTACGAGCTGATTGAGGCGAAATCCGAGTGGTCCCAAGCTGCCAAGACGTTTCTGTTGGCTATGCAAAGCGCTGCCGAAAGGCCCAAACTTCACTGACAACAAACTCTCTAGCACCCGGAACCAGGTGGGCAAATTGAGGAATGAAAATCCGCTGGACTGCATCAAATGTTGGGATTGGTACCTGACCCTGCCACTGCATATAGTCTCCAGTGCAGCCTCGGTAGGAATAAGTCGGGACATGAGCACAGCCAACGTGTTAAGGGCGTATGTTCGTGATTACCACCAAAAAGGACATCGGGAATGACCAATGACATGCTCTACTTCTACTGCGAGAAGTGCACAGCTCACCACCCGATAATTTGTGCCAAGCAGGAAGCAAGAGATCTGGAAATTGCCGAGGCGCAAATTGAACGACTCAATGAAGAAGTGATTAGAGCCTGGCGCGAAGTCAGAACCCGTGATGAGCGCATCGCCCAACTTGAGGCTATCCTCAGGGATATAGGACGGGATTAGTTATGGAGCGGCAACGGGTAGTCAGCAAGAGTAAGTTTTTCAATATGATTGGCTACCAACCGCATGCCCGGCAGGTGGAATTCCACAAGAGCAAGGCGCGGTTCAAGGTTGCTGCGTGTGGTCGTCGGGCGGGCAAGACTTTTATGACTGCGAAGGACATCGAGCCGTTCCTCTTTGTTCCGGATAAGCGTATTTGGCTTGTCGGCCCGACTTATGTGCTTGGTGAAAAAGAGTTCCGAGTCATTTGGCAAGACATCATCATGAAGCTGGAGTTCGGTAAAGACCCAGAAGTCAAGAAGGCATATAACCTCAAGCAAGGTGACATGTTCATCGAGTTCCCGTGGGGAACAAGAGTTGAGGTGAGATCTGCCGAGCGTAAAGAGACTTTGGTTGGTGATGGACTTGACCTGGTGGTGATGTGCGAGGCGGCAAAACACCAGCGCGAGACGTGGGACCGCATGATTGAGCCAGCACTGTCTGACAAGCGTGGTGGCGCGATATTTACCAGTACCCCGGAAGGGCAGAATTTCTTTTATGATTTGTGGCAGCGTGGTCTGGACGACACTGAGCCGGATTATGAATCCTGGCAGTACCCGAGTTGGGACAACAGTGTAATTTTCCCCGGCGGATTTGAAGACTCTGAGATCCAGCGCCTACGCCGCAACATGTCTCGGGATGCATTTGAGCAAGAAATTGCTGCGGACTTCACCAGCTTTACCGGTAAGATCTACAAGGAGTTCATGGAGCGCACTCATGTGCGTAACCACGAGTACCGGCCAGATTGGCCAAACTTCATGTCGATCGACTTCGGCTTCGTGAACCCGCTGGCTGCAATTGAATTCCAAGTGAGCCCACAAGATACTGTCCACGTCTGGCGGGAGTACTACGAGCCACAGTTGACCCTGGACGAGCACATGCAAGCCTGGAGGGAGCGAGAGAATCCTACAGGTTATAACATTGATTTGATTTTCGGAGATGCCGCTGACCCCGAGGCGATCCAAGATATTTGCATTAAGTTCGGTCCATGTGTAGGCGACCCGCTGAGCAAGGAAAATTGGCGTGAGGGAATTGATCTGGTCAAAACGTTCCTCAAGAATAGGGGCGGTGGAGTACCAGGGTTCTATGTTGACCCGAGTTGTCGAAACACCATCCGGGAATTCAACAATTATAAGGCTGCTGAAGGCGGTAAGGACCGAGATCCACGCGAGCAGGCCAAAAAGTGTGAAGACCATGCTATGGATGCTATTCGATACGGTATTATGCACGTGTTTAAACTCGGCATGCGCGTACGCCTTGCTGATGTTATGGACGAATCCGAATTGAAAACAGGACTTTCGGATAGTGGCTTTTTCACGCAAGACATCAGGGATAGATACCCTGCACTGTCCGGTGCCGGATTTGTCACCCTTGATGATGCTAGGTTCTAGTTGACAACATAAGTGCCCTTACCGGATAGTATTACCCAAATGCTGGATGGTGAGCGTGCGATGTCGGTTGAGAACATAGACAACCAAGCTGATGCGGTCGCAGCACTCGAAGAATTCAAAGCTGCACGTGAGGTTGAATTAGCCGAGGTGCTAAGCCGCTATGATGTCGTGCACGCTAACTATGATCCCTATGAGGGATCATTTATTGTAGTTAGCGATCGGACACAGAAAAACCTCACTGAGACCACTGGCTTTTCCGAGATGGCCAGCCTAGATCCATCGCCTTTTACTGCGTGGACACGTCTGGAAAACTCTCCTGAGCTTAGGGATAAACGAGGAATTCGTACCTACTACGACATGGTTCGTAATGATGGTACAGTCAGATCTGCACTGAGAATTGTGAAGACTCCGGTTCAAGGTGCTGAATGGTACATGGAGCCGTTTAGTGATTCGGCCATTGACCAAAACATAGCTAAGTTTGTCCAAGACACGCTGTTTGACGACATGGAATACCCGTGGTCGTACTTTATTGAAGACAGCCTGCGCAGCTTGGACTATGGCTACTTTGCCTTTGAAAAAGTCTGGTACATAGATCCCAAGACTGGCAAGGTCAAAATCAACTTGCCGCCACTGCACCCGTTGGACATCCAAGGATGGATTTACGATGGGAAAAACCAGATTACTGGTTTGGCTATGGAGCCGTTGGCAGGAACAGATTTTACCAAGCAGATTGTGATCCCGAGGGAAAAGGTTCTGCTCCAGGTCTTTGAGATGGAAGGCGGCGATCTGCGCGGCACATCTTTGCTGCGAACCGCCTACAAGCATTGGTATTACAAAGACACCATGTACAAAATCGATGCCATCCAAAAGGAGCGGCACGGAATTGGTGTGCCGATCATCAAATTGCCCATGGGCTTCACGCCTAAGGACAAGGATCTGGCCAATGATCTCGGGCGGAATCTGCGAACCAACGAGAAAGCCTACATTACTATCCCATGGAACTGGGAAGTCATGTTCGCCAAGCTTGAAGGTCAACCAGTTGATCCCATTCCCTCCATACAGCATCACGACCACAAAATTTATGAGGCAATTCTGGCATCATTTATGGGTAGTGGTGAGGTGTCAACGGAAAGTCTGGACTCTTTCTACAAATCTACCCGATACATGGCCACGTGTATTGCCACAACAATCAATCGGGACATCATCCGACCGCTGGTCCAGATGAATTTCTTGAGATTCAATGGCTATCCAAAGCTTTGTGTGCGTCGCATGGGTGAATGGGAAGACACCAGAACCATGACGTTCGCACTACGAAACTTGGTGGGCGCCAGAATCCTCACGCCGGATTTGCCGTTGGAGAACATCATTCGTGCCTCCATGAGCTTGCCTCCGCTGGATGAATCCACTGCCAGAGAGATGCCTTCGCCTAATGCGGGCGGTTTGGCTTCTCCCACAGGCAGTGTCAAGCCGTCTCCGGCAAAGGGTTCACGACAAACTGCCACTCCATATACCAATGTACCGGCCAAAAACGCTGGAACGGATAAATCCGGTGGGTAAGATGGCAGTCTTCTATGATTCCACCAGGAGAATAGATACCGGTCGGTGGGTAATCAAAATGGAGGCAGAAGATTACGCCGGTGAAGTACATAGTCTGCAAGTAGCATTCAAGCGCAAACCAAATCGAGCCGAACGTGATGACGCGATTACCTTGCTAGAAGACAAACTTCATTTGGCAGTTCAAGTAGCTAACCAAAAACTTCAGGGGTTCTAATGCCGACACCAGGACAGAAGGCACTGGCTGCACGTAGGAGTGACAACGGTGTCAACCTCGCGGAGAAAGGCATGGGATTCGCCAAGGCAGCGGCGTCCGTGTCGAAAAAGCAAGGGGTAACATCAAAGCGAGCACGTGCTATTATCGCTGCGGGCGCGCAGAAAGCTTCGGCGAAGGCCAAGAAGGCAAATCCCAACTTGAAAAAGGTTCCTACTAAAGGATCAAAAAAGCAGTCCGGCGGGACCTATAGATAATGTCTGTTTATAGCCCCTCCGGTTCTGGCGAAGTCCATATCGACAAATCTATCTCGGGAGGCACTGTGCCTTACGAAATACGAATGGACAACGGCAGGCACTGCGTTTACAAAAAGGGAACCAACACTGAAATCGGCTGCCACGATACTCATGGTCAAGCTTTGGAGCAGATGCAAGCGCTATATGCCAAGGAAGGAGGCAAAATGAGTGAGAGTCTTAGCTACCTCGTTAACCTTTCCGACGTTAAGTTGGAGAATAATTCGACCTGGATTCATGCTCTCCCATTTGGCCAATACAAGCACCCAATCTTCGGCGTAATCGATGCAAGTCTACAAAAGATTAATGGGCTTGCTGAGAGTGTTAAGAAGAAGATCCGTGGGATCGATCCCAGCATCAATCTCAATCACGACAACAATAGCCCTGATGGTGCAGCGGCTTGGGTGAAAGACTCTCAAGTGCGCTCCGATGGACTTTGGCTCTTTGTCGAGTTTGTTAAGGATGCGGCCGAGAAGGTTAAAGAGAAGAAGTTCAAGTACTTCTCGATTGAATTTGCTGACGAGTGGGAAGACCCAGAAGGCAACAAGTTCAAGGACGTAGTTGTGGGCGGAGCACTTACGAACCGTCCCTTCATGAAGAACCTGGTTCCAATCAACTTGGCAGAATCTGTGATAGAGAATGCCTTTGATTTGGTTTCGGGAGTTACTGGCAAAGACATCACTTCCCTTAAGGATGGAAGCGTGGACGATAAGGATCTGCAAAAGATCATTGACGGGGTGGCGACTAAACTCACTGAGCAGTTCACGCCCCGCAAGGACGAGAAAGACACCAAGTCTGAGGTGGCAAAGCTGGCTGAAATTGAGGAGTTCCGTCAACTGGCGGAATCTAACCCAGTGGCCAAGTCTCTGCTTGCACACTTCGAGCTTCAAGCCAAGGCTATTGCCGATGGCAACAAGCGCATGCGTGAAACTCTGGTGGACTCGCAACTTGCTGAGTTTGACAATTCCAAGATGGCCCTGACTCCAGCAGCGAAAGATCTGGCTCGGGAAATCATGCTGGGAATGCCGGACGAGATCTCTGACAAGTTCCTCAAGTTCATGGAGAATGTTCGTACTTCGGCCAACTTTATGGTCGAGCTGGGTGAGCGTTCGGGCGCGGCTGTTCGGCGTGGGCATTCCGTGATTGAGAAGACTGCGGTGCAGGAGTTCAGTGAGCGGACTAATGAGCTAATGCTCAATGAGAAGATTGACTTCCTCACTGCGGCAGAGAAAGTTGCGGCTCAAGACCCGGACCTGTACGCACGTTACCGCACGGGCGATGGCGCCCCGGCGAGTAAGTAAGGGAGTAGTTACACATGGCTAATTTTGTGCTAGATGTAGGCCGTATTCCAGATGGTTCTTCGGCGGCAGTGAAATACCGCTTTTGCTCCATCGGGACGGATTCGCAGCACATTGACCTGACGCCAACGCTTGCTCAGCTTTGCCTTGGTGTTGTCATGGACGACATGGACGCCTCCAAAGTTGTTGAGGGTGGCGTGGTGGATGTGCGGGTGCTGGGAATTGCTCCCGTCATGTTGGGTACCGGTGGCGCCGCTCCAGGTGACCGTTTGGTTTCTGCCGTTGATGGCAAGGCAATTTTGGGTACTGCTGCGGCCAACTTTGTTGCAGGTATTGCGTTGCAAACGGGTTCGGCTGGAACGGTTATTGATGTTCTGCTCACGCCTGGTACCAAGTGGGTCAGCTAGTTAAAGAGGAGCTTTAAATGGTCTACAGTCCAAGTGGCTCTGGAGAAGTGCATGTTGATCAAGTACTTACCCAGATCAGCATTGGCTGGCCAAATAACGGGATGGTCGGCGACCGCCTGTTTCCAGCGCTAAATGTGCAGAAACAATCTGACAAGTACTACACCTTTGGTCGTGAAGGTTGGCTTCCAGAGGACGACGTGCGCGCTCCAGGTGCGATTGCCCGTGAGGTTACGGGTGCCACCGTTTCTACCGATACTTATTTCTGCATTGAGCACGCCTTGCAGATTTACGTTACCGATGAAGAGCGGCGTAACGCTGATTCTCCTCTGGCACCAGACCGAGACGGCACGGAAATCATCACTTCCAAGATCATGCTTGGGCGTGAACGCATTATCCAAACGATGGTGACCACGGCGGGTAACTACGCTTCTGGTAACACCACTACGTTGTCGGGTACTTCGCAGTGGAATGACTACGCAAACTCTGACCCGATTTCGAATCTGCGTACGGGTAAGCGCGCCATTCACTCGAAGATCTTCCTTGAGCCAAACGTTTTGCTGGTGCCTTACACCACGATGTCGATCCTTGAGGATCACCCAGATTTCCTTGAGCGTATTAAGTACTCCGAGCGAGCGATTTTCTCGCAGGAGCTGCTTGCTGCGGTTCTGGGCTTCCAATCTGTGATCGTGCCGGGTGCGGGAGTTAACACTGCTCCTTTGGGTCAGACAGAATCTCTGGCTTATCTGTGGGGCAATGACGTTCTGATGGCCTATGTGCCTTCGCGTCCAGGTTTGAAGATTCCTGCTTTCGGGTACGAGTTCGTGTGGAATGGTCAGGTTGTTGACCGGTGGCGCGAGAACCCGCGCAAGAGTGATGTTATTCGGGTTTCGCGTTCCTACGATCACAAGATGACTGCGCTGGATGCTGCTGACAAGCAGATAGCCGGTTACCTGATCCTGGATGCAACGAACATCTGATCTGAGGAGTCGTAATGGCTAAGCAAGTAGTGGCAACAATGGACATCATGCACGATGGGGAGAAATTCCCAGCGGGCGAGCCAGTTGACCCGAAGAAGTTTTCTAAGGATCAACTGACCCGTCTTTACGAGCGCGGTGCCGTAAGAATTGAAGAGCCTAAGCAGAAGAACGAGCCTGAGCCAACTCTCGAAGATGTAAATCGCGAGCAGGACAAGCAGGATAACGAGCAGGCCAACATAAGCTCTGCTCCTGCTGAGACCCTTGAGCCTGGTGCCAAGAAAGAGGCAGCGGCTAAGGGAACTGAGGCGCAAGTCAAGGAAACTCGTGGCACGACCGACGCCAAGGGAACTGACAAAAAGTAGGTAGTCAATGGCGAGAGTGACGTTAGCTGAGATACAAGGGTGGCTTGATCCGATCAAGCTCACCCTTGCCAGCATTGACACAGAACTTCTTGCTAACTTGGAAGCAGAGACGCTGGCCAAGATATCTACTGTTTATGACGTAACCACTTGGGTGGATGTAGCAAGTACCCCCAAACTGATCCGAACGGTGATATCCAAGTACTACGCATCTTGGATTATGGATCGGTTTTACAGCGAGAACCAAGATGAAGGTAGCGACTACGCCAAGCGTCTTTGTGACAATGCAGACAGCGTAGTTGCTTCAATTCTCAATAGAACAATTATCATTCCTGAAGTGCCTGAGCCTACAGCATCTGAAGCAGCCAGCTATTACCCTAATGATGCCAGTTCTGCACAAACGCCTACGATAGATAATCCTTCTTTGGGCGGACCTTACTTTAGTTTGGGGAGGTCCTTCTAATGGCGATAAAGGCTGGTACTGGCCCGCGAATTTCAAGCTTTCCACTAGAGATTGATGTTAGAGCCTTTCAGCTAAATGCGAATCTTCTACGGGACAGTGTGTTTCGTATGGCCCGTCAGTTTGGCGATATGACTGCACCGTTGACTGATTCTGTGCGCAAAGTAGTTACTCCGTCGATAATTCGTAATATCGCTTCAGGTGGTAGGCCAAAGTGGCAACCACTATCTCAGTCTAGAATAGAAGCTCGCCTACG